ATAAGATGATGGTCACATTCCTTTGCGTTTGTGCTGAAAGCACTCAGCTCGGTGTATTCTGTGAGGATGCTTTTCAATTCGGGCTCCATTCGTCCATAATGTCCTCTTCCGTGGTCCTTCTTTTGAGCTTTACGCCCTTGTTTCCGCGGTAAACCTTGATGGATACACCGTCGGCCACTTTGAAGGTTGCATATTCGAGCTGACCGTAGGCAACCGGTTTGATGCAGGATATGAGCGCATGGCGGGCAGAATCCGTCATCCCTCTGTACCGCTCATTGATTTTGTCCGTGAGCACCCTCACGGAGGTCTCTACCTCCTGCGCGTCCTTTGCATCCTTGCAGCTGCACTCGGAAGAGGCGATTTTGTTCTTTTCTTCTTCCGTGGCATCAGGATCCGCCTTGATCGCAACGAGATTATTGCAATATTTGCAGGTGCCGGTTGTCTCTACCAGGCGTCCGGGCTTAAGATCCTCGGGCTTTTCTTTGCTAAAATCTTTAATCTTACTCATTGTTTTTCTCCTTCTGTTTTATGGCCTCGCGTACTGTCATACAAAGCTGTGCTTTTAACGATCTTATCTCATCTATCATCCCTTTTAGTTCTTCTACGGGACGATCATATAAATTTCCGGCAGTATCGGTGTAAAATTCATCTGCCAATGATATAAGACTGTCTGATATCCTCTTGAGCTCCCTGTCGTTAAGTTTCATCTTCGTCCTTCCTGTAATATGCTTCGTGTGTCCCGTCCAGGATCTTTTTCTCCACGTCTGAAAGCTTATATCCGCACAACTCCATAAAAGCGTACAGCCGAGCATACTCTTCATTCAATGCATCAAATTCACCTCTCCATGTCGCACAGGCGATTCTTTCTCCGGTTTCAAGTATAGAATATATAAGGACGGGCGCTGCAATCGGTTTATTGATGTTATCCATGCCTATGTCTTTGATAATGGTTTCGTAGTCACAGTCGCCCTTTGCTCCCATGACTTCGTGATATATTTTTCCACAGCACCATCCAGATACATTTTCATTCCAGGGGAATCCCTCCGGCTTTTCTACATCTTCGTCAAATTCGTCGCCCACTAAGCAATAAGCCATCCACTGCATGATATTTCCGGAAAAATGATTCATAGATTTCATGTGTTCCTTGCGCATCGAAAAAAGTGTTTCCCCGAGATCTTTGAGGAGGGTCTGGCATTCATCCCGTTTAGATATTTTCAGATTTTCCGCCAGATCATCTTCTTCCTGTTCCTCAATATCGCCTTTCCACTTGAAAAGCGAATAGTATTTTGAATTTGGATACGTTCGCCTAAAGGCATAATCTGCTGTTTTTGAGTCCTCAGGTACATCAAATTCTCCGGTGAAACTGTTTTTGATAACTTGATATTCGCTATCTGCCCAGTTATCAGGCATCTCTTCCGCAAAAGTGCATAAAATTTTATATGCTATTTCACGCTTTTCCTCATCCTCTTCCTCTCGGATAGCAGAGCTTAATTTCCACCCGAAGTTATTTGTCCCTGCTTCTTCCAGGACCTCGTTCCGCTTCTGGGGATCTTTTATCTTTTCCAGATCGATAAGCATTTTGAGCGTTATCTGGCCATCCTCACACTTTTCCTTTAGCTTTTCCGGATCCAGCTCGGCCATCTTTTTACGGTGGCGTATCGTCTCTTTTGAAAATCCTGTTTTCTTTGAGATCTCTTTTTCATTCATGCCGAGATCAAGGCAAAGCTGGACGCCCTTGCACTCTTCGTAAGGGTTTAAGTTCTTGCGCTGCATATTCTCGACCAGGATCACTGTGGCCTGTGTCTTCTCGTCCATATCTGAGACGATGCAGGGGCATGTATCAAGGTTTGCTTTCCTTGCCGCTTCCAGACGTCTGTTTCCAGCCACTACGTTGTATCCCGTGGCTATCTTGACCACGGTCAAAGGCTGGAGGATGCCCTGCTCTCTGATGCTTTTTGTCAGCTCTTCGATATCCTTGTACTCGCTTCGCGGGTTATTCGGATGATGGAAAAGCTTTTCGATGGGTATTTCTCTTACTACCATTTCAATCTCCTTTCACTGTTGTTTACTGAGTTTTTGTAAAATAGGATCCCGTAAATATTGATTTTCCGTTTCAAATTGCCACTCCGCACTGTACTTTACTGGGATAAGGAAGATTTATTCTGCCCTCAAACGTCTCTGCGCCCAGCTTCCTCATGATCTCTTCCTCTCCGGATCCCGGAGGCCTTGCGATAATATGGGGCGCTTTATGGTCGATAAGGGTCTTGACCCGTTGCCACTTGTCCGCGTGCTCTACCTCCGCGCCTTTGGCATTCCGCCACCCGTTCCGGGACCATGTATCATACTGGCTCTGATTTATGGCCGTGATAATCCCCGGACAATGGCATATTATTGACACCGGGATTTCATTGCCGTCATTGATCCGGGTGAGTGATGCTATCATGGCCTCCAGCGTGGCCCCTTTTTGATTCGACTCTATTACCGCCCGATCGTCCCGAGCTCCTGTCTCCTGTCCATCCCTCACATACTGCATGAGGTAGGCGTAAATCCGGCGATCCGCTCCCCTCACCGGGGCATTCGTGTAGATGTATAATCTTATTTCTTTCATGATCCTCCTTTATCAGCGTGTATCGCATCATCGGGAAGCCCGTGAATGTGAATCCGCTCCATACAGAATCCTTTTCAATGTAGTATCCTTTTTTAGATCTCGGCTCTTCCCGGAAGGTCTTCGCGCTTATCACCTTTTTAATTTCTACAGGCTTGATCAGGTTTTTGGAGGATACCCACATCTTCCCGGGGCTTTCTCCGAGCTCGATCTCCTGCTGCTTTGTCTCCTGGGCGTTGCGGATATAATAATCAGCAAGGTCTTTATACTGACCGTTGCTGTACAATCTTGTCATGGATACATGACCATGTATCCAGCATCCTGCGAATATTGCCATATCGGGCAGGGCATTGATGGTGATATGGATATGTCTCCGGTGCTTTCCGGCTCCGATCACATAAATGAATCTGAGATCTACCCCGAAGAGCTTCGCACACTTCCGGAGCCTCTTCACAAAGTCCGCCGCATCATCCCGGAGCTGTCTGATAGATTCCGGCTCTTCTCCTTGGCGATAGGTCAATGTCATGCTCCAAAAGTCCTGGTCGTTGAAGTTCGCGTTCATGAGCTGCCTCAGCTTATCTGTTCGGTGTCTCATGTTCGCTCTCTCTATGCGTTCCGGAGTGGGTTCCAGCTTCCTCCTTCTCTTCCCCTCAGGGACTCCTCCGGTCCTTATTGAGTAATATCTGCAGATCTCTTCAGTTTTTCCCGCTTTGACAGTTTTTTCGATGTACATCCTTTATATGATCCTTAAGTTAAACGGTTTATCGAGCTATCAAAGGCTATTCCTCAAGGTTTTCTTATAATGGTAATTTCTCTTGTTTTGCTCCTGATATGACGCCCTTTTCTATCATGTATTTCCAAGCGTCATACCCGAATTTCTCGGCAGGCGAATGAAAAGTATATTTTGTGAGGATTCTGCCTTGCGGCATCCCAGTCGTATTCGTCTGCCGCCTGTCTTATAGTGACCAATCCGGCAAGGATTTCTTGTGCTTCTTCGGGTTTCATTTCGTTGACGTGGTTGTACATCATCCGAGCCTCCCCAGAGGGCAGTTCGAGCATATAGAGCTGTCAATCAGCTCACAGCCTTCGGCTTCTTCGTCCCATTTTTCAGGCCATTTACAATAGTGATCACATATTTCTTCCTTAACTTCTTCGATAATCTCTGCGACCGTGATTGCTTCTTTGGTGATCTCTTTGAGAGTGGTCTCCCTTTCCATAATCCCCTCCTTATAATGTGGAAAAATAATGATCCCCGACTCGTTTCCAGGGCGTGCCATAGGGGAGATAATCCCCACAGTCAAAAAACAGGATCCCGGGATAGCTCCGCTCTTCCAGCTCCATGGTTATGGCCTTATATGTCTCTTCTGAGACTTCGGCCCGGTCTATTGCTCCATTCCAATAGGTCGCAAATTGACGGGGCTGTGTGATAACGCCGTGGATGGTATCCGGGAAGATCTCGCTGTCCACCCGGTTGAGGATGACGTCGGCCACAAGTCTCTTTCCGAGCAGAGACTGATTTCCGGCCTCTGCTTCCACACAGGCGGCCAAGAGATAAAAATCATCATCTTCCGGGATTATCTCCTCCGGCTTTGGTTCTTCGTAAAATATGGCCTTGTTTGCTGATATATTGTAAATAATGACGTTGGGTGTTCTTTTGATGGCGCTCTCTGACGCTTTGGGAGCCAGGGTCTCCTGGGCCCCCGTAGCAAGATATACCTGTTTGTATCCGGCTGCACCTGAGATGATACAAAAAGCAAGCGCTCCGATAGTAGTAATGACAGTGATAATTCTCCTCATGGTTTCCCCCTTACAATTTTAATAAGTTCATCGTCCGTAAAATCCGCATGGCGGAGGAATAATCTCAACTCGCTGATGCTCAAGGCTCCGATCCGGCCGGGGGCCAGTCGTCGCTTGTGGAGCTTGTCGTAATTCATCCCCGTCGTGTCTGATATGGCCACATCGCTCCGGCTTCCCGATCTCGCGAAGGCGTTTCTGATGATCTCGGCCTCAGACATACACCACAAACATCAAAAAACTCACAAGGCAAAGACCAAGAACGTGGAATACGAGAAATATAAATAACGAGTTTCCGGTCCGAAATGTCTCCCATAAACTGCTTTCCGATATCGTTTCTTTGATGACAGAGATCAACCAAACGATGTCCGCACATATTAAGATTAAAATCCAAAAATATTTGAACATTTCCCCTCTGGTGCCGTATTGAGTATTTATGTTTCATGCCAGCATTGCTTCTACACTCGTATTAAAATATCCGGCCAGCTTTGCAAGCTTGTCGTATTTAGGTTGACTTTTCCCGGATTTCCATTCTGAGAAGGTCACATTACAAATACCGGTGTCCTTGGATACTTGATAATCAGATACGCCTTTGACATCTGCCATGGCTCTGTATTTCATGTAGTTGCTGATTCTCTCCTGTTTTCTTTCCTCGATGCTCATTCTTTTTCCTCTCTTTTAATAAGGGTGTTATAATCAAAAAGCAGATATGCGGATGAAGACATATGCTGAACTGCACGGTAACGTGCAGATGTACGGATAAAAAGCCGTACGATAACAATTTGAATGCGTTATCATCAGTGAAACTCGTTAGTGCTTTTGATAAACTGGGAGGTGAAGATATGTTCAAAACAATGGATATGACTGCCTCTCTCAATAACATTCTTGGCACCGTCGATGAGATATATGATAAGTTTACGGAGGTAGCTCCTAAGCTTGCGTTGAATGATGATACGCTGGGTAGGTGATTGCCCCTCTGCCGGGTAACCGGCACTGATCACCGGGTTAATTCAGCGGAAGTCCTTCGGGATTACGCTGAGCCAAGCCGGAAATGTCATTTCCGGAAGGTGCAACGCATAGATGGTGAATATCCATCCACGAACACCCGGCATCCTCATATCTGCTTTTCAATGTCCATCGCCGCCTGAGGCGGCTTTTCCTTCCTTTTGTCTTTCTGTGCTATACTCTCCGTGACAGGAGGTGACTATGGAGATCATTACATTTGTACTTGCCACAATTGGCACCCTAGGGACTATATTTTCAACAATTAGAGTTTTCACAGCATCCCGGACAAATATGCAATTTAGGATTGTCGACTATGTTCGTATAAACGACGTAACGCAGTTCTTCATCGAAATGCAGAATCTATCCTCTGCTCCAATATGTATATCCTCTGTTTCCATCATAGATGGAGCATCTCGCTGTAAATGTGAATTATTGTCTAAGAAAATCCTTCTCCAGGGGGATATCCTGTATCGCACTCCGCTTTTTCCAATAAATCTCCCTCCGAGAACAAGCCGCCTCTTCTTTCTTGAATTCCTTTGCGCTCCAAAAATCTTTTTAGTTGAGGGAAAAACGGTTCTTCTTTCATTTGACACCAATCGAGGTACTCTAGAGAAAGAGTTAGTCCTACCTGATACGGCTCATTATCTGCATAAAAAATAGATATGCTATAAGTATTATCTTTTTTCAAAGCCTTAACTCCTTCCCAAGGTCCTCTGCGGTCATATTCAAATGCTTATCTCGTTATCGATCATCAATTCGTCAACTGCATCAAGTGCGTCGGTCAGGCTTATTTCCATTGATGATCCGCTCAGCATGAAAAGGCAATCCATGCGGGTATACTCTGACAGTATTCCTTCTTTTATCCATTTCCTGATCTTTTCCTTTGCCTTTTCTTTCATTTTCTGATCCTTATGTTGCCGGGGTAAATGGGGGTTGCGACATTATGTTCTCGACCTCTTTCGCTCTTTCAAGCTCCTGACGGGCAAGCAGCAAACTCACCCCGCTGTCGATGAGCATCAGATTCGTGGGATTAAGCTTCTTTACCTTTTCCGTGGTTATCCTGGCTTTTTCTTCTGGGGTCATATTTTGCCGTCCTTTCTTTTCTTTGATATAATCTTGCTGCCCTGTAGTGCAGGGCAGGAAGGAGGATTTCCATGTTGGAAAAACTTTTGACTGCCCCGCTCCCACATGCGGCTCAGGATCCGGCGGAGCCCGGAGGCTCTGCGGGAGGTCTCCGATGACCTGGCTGCACCAGTGCAACCCTCCCCTCGGACGAATCCTGTTTTTGTTTCCCTGCCGGCTAAGGGTATGGCTTTTCGCTGGTTCCGGTACAGCGCATAAGCGGCAGGGGCTCCTTTGGGGCTCATATATCCATGGGCTCAGAGTCCCCAAGGGAGTGCTGGGTAAACAATTCCGGAAGATTGCGGCGGCTGGGATATCAGCTGCCGCTTTCTTTTTGCCCCGGTTTTGTAGCCCTGCATTTTAGAGTTTCCTGTACAGGAAACTGCCCCCACCCGCCGTTTTTGCGGTCGGATGTCCGTCTGACCGCAAGATATAGCGGGTTGTAGGTAGCAAGGAAAACCGATACAATAAAAGTGGTTAGAATTTTATAATTCGGTTTCCTTTGTTAGTTTGAAACTATAGCACGGTTTAATTAGCGTGTCAATACGAATTAGCAAATATTTCCGAATTATTTTTCTGGAGGATGGAAAATGTATAAGGAGTTTGCTGATTTATGCCAGAAAAGAAACGTAACGCCTTACAGAGTTGCTAAGGAGTGCGGCTTTTCTAATGTAACCTTGTCGGATTGGAAGAATAAAGGGAGTACTCCCAGAGCCGATAAACTGATAGCTGTAGCCCGCTACCTCGGGACCACTGTTGAATACCTTGTGACCGGCGAGACATCTGAGCCGCTGCCATCTGTCATACTTTCAGAGGAGGAAGAAGGCCTTCTGGCAGCGTACCGCTCCCTAAATGACACAGGGAAAAATAAGGCTGCAGAATATATCCGCGACCTGTCAGAGAATGAAAGATATGTAAAGGACTCTGCGGATGCCCTAAAAAAGAGAGATCCGGCATGACAAATTTAAAGGTAAGCGATATACCATAACAATAGACCCTAGTGGCCTGATAAGACTGATCATAGGCCGGTAGGTTTTATACGAGCATTGACAACTTCATATCGACGAGAGTACACTTTATATCCTGTTTGATATATAATGAGTATAGAGAGGAGGGCAACGATATGCAGAGATCTGATTTCAATTGGTTTTTAAACAACTACGATGATTTATACAAAGAATACGGTAAAAAATTCATTGTAATTAAAGACAAAACAGTATTAGGTGCATATAACAGTGTTCGTGAAGCCCTTGATAACACAAAGGAGGAACTGGGCTCTTATATTATTCAAGAGTGCAATGGGACCTCTAGTGCCTACACTAATTATGTTGCATCCGCTTTTGCGTGAGGTTAAATTATGATACCGTGTTCAGCTTTTACTACATCATTTTCGGGTCATCAGAATCGATTGATAAATGAGGCATATATTATTTCAGGAAATGAACGGATGCATACCAATGTTGCTCAGTGGGACACCGGGGCGACAAAGACTTGTATTTCAACCGCTGTTATAGACCGTTTGGGTCTGATACCAATAGCGCAAACAATGGTCAAAACACCAACAGGAGAAAAGTTGGCAAACCTTTATATTGTAGATATCTTCTTGAGAAACAATGTCATGGTTAAAGATATTACAGTAATAGGTTCTGAGATAGGCGGTCAAAATATTGATCTCCTGATAGGAATGGATATAATCGGCTTGGGCGACTTCGCTGTAACAAATAAAGACGGAAATACTGTTTTTACTTTCAGAGTCCCATCTTTGGAAAAGATAGACTTCGCTGAACAATTAAGAGAATAATACCAATGATGTGGTTATAATGCGTCTGAAATGATAACTCTCCTCGATATGAGGAGAGTTTTTATATAAGGAGAAAATTATCTTCGCGAAGACAGAAGCTCCCCTTTGAATCTTGGAATAAACTTCCTCCTTTTTGACTTCTATAATGTGAGAGCCTATTATATACATGGGATCATAAATAAAGGGGATTTTTTTGCGCCCTAAAATCCGGGAGGTTGATATGATCATCAAATGTCCGAGATGTGGGCTTAAAGTCAGCACTAATGTTGAATCATGCTTTTGTTGCGGGCTTCCTGTCTCCAGGATGAGAGTGCCAGCGCCGGAGCGTGCCATCCCTGTGGTAATTGATGAGCCTAAGCTCCCGGAGCCGGTTCCTCCACCTCAGATGCCCGTACCCTCATCAATCCAAGAAAATACTCCGCCCGTTGTGCCCCTTCCGGAGCCTGTGACCGTGGAGGTTTCTAATCCTGTCCCGCCTAAGAAAAAGACTTCCAAAGTCCCGATCATAATAGCCGCCTGTGTCGGCTTTGTTTTTCTTCTCGCGCTATTGTCGCATCCTTCCTCTAATCAGGATCCGGAAAAGATAGAAGCAAAAGAGGAGACGGATGTAAAAATAGAGGCGGAGGATGTTTCTCAGCCTAAGGAATTGCCCGCTGATTTGCCTGTTATTGAAGAAACGGTTCCCGAAGTCCCTGCAGAAGAGCATGCGGAGGAGATTCCGGTCGAGATACCTTCTGAGAGTGAAAAGCCTTCCGAATCTGTAGAGCCGGAGACGATCCCGGAGGAAGCGGCCGAAAATGAAGAGCCTGCTTTAAGTACCAGCCAAACTCAGGCCCTAAAAAAAGCTGAAGGTTATCTTAGATTTTCGGCCTATTCTCATGACGGTTTAGTGGACCAGCTTGAATATGATCACTTTTCCGAGTCTGATGCTTTATATGCTGCCGATAATTGCGGAGCTGACTGGAATGACCAAGCTCTTAGCAAAGCGAAGAATTACCTTGATAACCAGGCTTTCAGTTATACCGGTCTTAAGGATCAGCTGGTTTATGAAAAATTCACAGAGGATCAGGCAGCCTATGGAGCTGATAATTGCGGAGCCGATTGGAGTGATCAGGCATATAAAAAAGCTCAAAGTTATCTACAAAATGGCAGTTTTTCACTTGATGACCTTATACATCAGCTGGAATATGAGGGATTTTCGTCAGAAGAGGCCCAGTATGGGGCTAATGAGGCATACAAATAGGGGGTTATTATGGCAAAAGCAAAAAAATTAAAATCCGGATCCTGGAATATTATGGTATTTTCCCATCTTGAAAATGGCAAACGCAAGTATGAGAGCTTTACAGCCCCAACAAAGGCCGAGGTCGAGCTTAAGGCTGCAGAGTTCAAGGCAGAGAAAAAACGGCGGAAATGGAAAGATCTGACCGTCCTGGAGGCCGTTGATGGATATATCAGAGCCAAGGAAAATGTTTTATCCCCCGAGACGATAAGAGGATATATTAAGATCCGGGAGAATAATCTTGATGGAATCCAGCAAAAAAAGATCAAAAATCTGACCTCTGAGGATCTGCAGATATTTATTTCTGAGCTGGCTGTCGAAAAATCTCCAAAGACTGTCCGGAATGTATATGGTCTGATACGCGCTGCCATCGCCATGTATGCCCCTGATCTTGCTTTTAGGGTAACTATGCCCGCTAAAAAGAAAAGCCGTCCAGAATCGCCATCTGACGACGATGTGAGGCTATTGTGGGAGCTTGCCAGCCCTCAGATGCGTGTCCGGCTCGCTCTTGCCGCCTGCGGTCTCCGGCGGGGAGAGCTCTGCGCGGTCAAATATGAGGATATCAAGGGCGATATGCTCCACGTTCACGCGGATATTGTCCAGGATAAAAACAATAAATGGATTTATAAAGAGATTCCGAAGACTTCGGAGAGTGATCGATATATAAAACTTCCCTCTACCGTGCTGGAGCTGATCGGCGAGGGATCCGGCTTTATCGTCAAGGTCCATCCTCCGGCTGTCACGGCCGGATTTATCCGTCTGCGGAATAAAGCCGGGGTTAAAAGCCGGCTCCATGATATGAGGCATTTCTTCAGCTCGACCGCTGCCATCCTGGGGATCCCCGACATATATACTGCAGATATGGGCGGATGGGAGCGCGGATCTGTGACTATGAAGCGGGTATATCAGAATAATATCCGGTCAATGTCCGATTATTACCAGGATAAAATGTCTGATCATCTAAACAAAATAATGGGAGGCGCCTAAACGTCTCCCATTTACATGTTGTGTGTGGCCGCCCGTCGGCCACTTTTTTTTATTATTTTATCCAAAATGCAAGATGAAATGCAAGACGGATTTTTGCGGGCCCAGTATTTAACCGGGTTTGAAGCATGTGACACGGGGGAATCGAACCCCTATGATTTCCCGACTGATTTCCTTTATTTTACGGGCTTTTCCGCCTGTTCGCCTCGCTTTTTCTTGCATTTTTCGAGGTCCCGAAAAGCCCGTATTTCCGTTATTTGGTTATAGGTAGCCAATAAAATGCAAGATGAAATGCAAGACGAAATTTTAGTGATCTTTACCTATTTAAAAGGCGATTGACCTCCGTCTGTACTTTCTCCGGATCATACCCTGCGGCAATCAATGCGGCTTTCCGCTGGTTTCCGTTGCCATATCTGCCTCTTATAACATCTTGCGCGATCTTGGTTATATCCTTTAGCGTTGCGCTCTCACTATTGTCTGACTCTACAACTACAGCCACATGATGCCCTTCCGAGAGTAATATGTCCCCCGTAAGGAGCTTGTCCGTTTTCATCGTATAATCCGGGCTATTGTATACCACTACCTCCCCGGTGGCCTGGAGCAGCTTCCGGAGCGTCCTTGTGGTCGCGCTATTGCCGCCTTTTACAAGAGCGCTCTCCGGGATCCCTGCATATATACACGCAAGGGTAACAAGGGCGCTGCAGTCGGTCGAGCATAGTTCTGTCACCTTATATGGATCATAACCTACATTCCGCGCATAATCAAGTAGCGTATTACGACGCGGCTGATCGTATCCGATCCGGGGGTTATGGGCTGCCATTATCATGCACTCGGCCACTTTTTTACGCTTGGCCGGATCCTTAAATCTGATCACATAATTCCAGGGCTTGGAATACCAGGAGCGGATACATACTTCTCTTCCGGTCTGATCTCCCGGAGCTCCGCCGCTCACTTTTCCGTTTTCATTGATTGATGCATGGGCTATCTTTACCATAATATTATCCTCAATAATGGCATATACAAAAGCATATTATCGCGAAGCATATGCCTATTATTATCTTCTGTACTACTGGATTCATATTCACGCCCTCAGCTGATCAGCTGCCTGCTTGATCTTGTCGAAGCCAACGGTCGCAACAAGAAACGATAAATATACCAGCGCGATCATGGTTATAATTATCTGTATCGAGAAGCCGATACCGGTATATAAGACGTACCCGATGCATAAGGCAAGCGTGAGCACCGCTGAGACTATTACAGCGAGGATATTCGCGCTGTAGTTTATCTCTTTTTCATTGAGTATTTTTTTTATGCCCTCCACGGTGAGGGTGGTCAGGGCTGAGATGATCGCAAGGACCGAAAAGATAAATTCATGGTTCATATCTGTTTTCCTCCTTAAGCTTGAAGATTTTTATGAGTGCACAAAAAATAATCTCCCCGCCGAAGGTTGTACCCATTACTGCGGAGAGATCCGGATGTGATGTTCCGGTTAGAGTAGATACTATCATTTCCGCTATCACATATACTAAAAAAATGCTGATAGAAAAAATGACATACTTTGTTAAACCTGGTATTTTCTTGTGCCTTTTATGCCGGCCTATGAACCATCCCCATACACCGACTATAATCAGGATCCCCGACGCCAAACCGCCCAAAAAACAGGCTATCATATACTGCCCCGCATTAATGCCCCGATAGCCGCCGCAAGGACAGCGGATACCACTATCCAAACGGCGTTTTTCCACTTTGTTGCAGGCTCTTTTTCAATAGCATCAAGTCTTTGACCTTGCTGCGCCAGCTCCTTTGCCATTTGTTCCGTGGAAACGGCCATGCGCTCCACGGAAATGGTTAGGCGTTGGATCTCTTTAACGGTCTGCTCGAGAGCCTCCAAGCGGTGATTCTGTCGGGTGTTTTCCTCATCAATACGCCTGGCAAATTCGTCGTGCACTTCCTGCGTGACAAATTCTGCCATAGCTTAAACCTCCGGCTCAGGTTCAGGTGCAGGCTCATTCTGAAAATGGCTGATACGCTCCATGTAGCCATCCACTACTCCGAGTCCAGCACTGTAGAATATACCTACATAACCCTCAATGACATCAGTAGCATTCCAGAGTACCTTGCACCTGTCAAAGTATGCCACTTTCGCCTTTGTCAGGTCATCCCACTCGGATATGATTGAGACTGTGCCGTTGCTTGATTGAATGATGTAATACTTGTGATTCATTTTTATTTCCTCCTTTTTCTTTACACTAATTTTCTTCCACAACAAGGACAAAATTTAATGTCCTTTATGCAAGGGTCAAAAAAGTTATCATCACAAGGAATATGTATTTCTAATGTATCCCCATTTTTACATATTCCTGCCACTACATGATTCTCGTGATAATACTTATCATTCCTTATATCAGCTCTTACGGCATCGTCTATAGCCGTTTCAAGGTTGTCTTGATTCTCATAAATCTTCTCACAAAACTTACACATCTTATTTTCCTCCTTTTTATGAAACTACCGTGCCTGTGAATTTATGCTGTTATAAAGTTTACTGGAATAATCAGCTGATTGTTTGTGTCAGTCGGCAAATTATTCCCGAATAATAATACTTGACCATTGCTTAGTATAATAATTGGCATAACTTTATTCGTCACACTCTCTATTCCAATGGTGTAGGTATTTATCATTGGTTTATCAGATAATGTAGCCAAAACTTGCTGAACCGTCACTATGCCCGTAAATTCAAGCCGTAAACATCCTGAAACAGTCTTGCCAACTTTAGAAACATTAGTATTTGCATTTAATGTTACTTTGTTTCCTGCGGTAACAGTGACATCTTTTACCTCCGTCAGCTCCCTATTAGTCATAACATAGGGTACATAGGTATCATCGGGGTCAGATGCAAGACGGAGCATTGGTTTGAATGTGAGATTAGATACGGTAACACCATTTTTTACATATCCAAAATAAGGATGGAATGTCTTGGTTTCAGAAATATCTATAACTGCTCCATCTCCATACTCAAAGATAGATTCTGTATAAGGTTCATCCTGTATCAATAATGCATAGGTCGTGCTGCTACCACCACTCGGACATCCAGAAAAAATATATTTTCCAGGAGGTAAAGTTAAAGTATTGCTCCAATTTAATAAAGATGCATTTCCTTCTGTTGCCGTGCCATTAGCTGTGACACTTCCATCAGCATTAACAGTAAATGTCACCCCTCTTATTGTCTGACTTATAGCAGTATTCGGCAGTAAATTCTTCGCCCCTAGCACTCTCTGTGCATTAAGCTGATTCTGTATAGCCTGCGGATTGTAGGGGCGATAGGTACTATCCTCAATAGTGGCAAGACGGATCATAGGACGGATAGTTGTAGCTTGAATCGTAACATTTTGATTAACATCAAATATCAATTCGATATTATTTGTAAATGTTCTATTACTGGGAATAACAAACGAACTATCTCCCCCATGATTTTCGGATAAAACTCTGTCAGCTCCTCTATCATAAATAAACAGTCTTCCCATGGAATTAGACATACCGTTCACAGTATATGGAATATCCCTTTTCAACAGCTCTTTCAGATTTATATTAAATCTAAAGTTAGCATATGCTGTTGATGTACCTGAACTTATAGATACAGTTTGAGTATCTTCATTAACTGTGAAAGTAATCCCATTTCTTGTATAAACATTATTATTCCATGTCCCGCTCGTATTTATTGCTTTTAAGTCATCCAGCGTGAATCTGGGTAACAGATTCACCCCATGTATCTCTTCCTCATACATTACTTCTACTGAGTCATGATAGGGCTCATAGGTGGGGTCTGTGATGTCGGCTTTGCGGAGCATGGGATAGACGGTAACATTAGAAAAAGTTGCTCCTGCGTAAACAACCATATGACAGAAAAAGGTTTTACTTGTAGTAAATTTTACACTTCCACTATTGCCCGTGTTGGCAATATCTCCAGTGCCGCCCGTAGCAGTTATAAACCCCTTAAATGTTGTAGATGAAGAATTAGCACCAAGTGAAAATATTAATTCTTTATCACTTGTCATTGCTTCTGTAAAATTGATGTTTGTAAGGCTGGTAGCCGTACCATTTACGGTAACACTTTTATCAGCATTGACAGTAATAGTTATACCATTGATAGTCTGACTTGTAGCTATATTCTTCAGCAGATTCTTCCCTGTCCATCCTACGGTATCTTTGAGCAGGCTCTGCTGTCCTGCAATCCTGCTTCGTGCTTCAGTATCCTCCAGAGGATATCTTGTAATTCCTCCATCCGGTGAGTAAAAATTCGCGTTAGCCATTGTTTACGCCCTCCTGATAAAATACTATCCCGCCATTTTCATAAACTGCCGTGGGCTGAGTATCGGGATCTATACCCAGTGCCTCGCCTGTCATCTTCAGACCGCTTCCAACTTTTACGCCACCCTTAACGGATGCAGATGCAGTAGGAAGGTGGTATGATCCCCCTCCACCTTCGCTATTCTTAATTAGGCCGAGTATTACGGCATCACCTAATTCTCTACCCATCACTCACCTCCAAACAAAGCCCATTCATCCGACTCGTTTAGGTAATAAATATTGCCTGTTGACAGCACGATGGCTTTTGAGTGGATCCCCACATTATTATCCCTGTGTGTAGGCAGGCTTGCTACTTCCGCTTCACTATCAATCTCAAATGTTCTTTTTTTGATTTGCGTAGTTGTTGATATATTTCATAACTTAACCTCCTTTATGTTTTAAATGACCCCGAAAGGTGCCAGTCCATAAGCGCCAGAAGCAATGCGATTAGTCGCGTTGCCAGAATTGCTGACAATACAGAAAGCCGTGGTAGTGCCCGAACTAGGTGAACGTTCCCACCAAGTAGTAGCCGAGCCTCCTGTTTCACCTTGATATTTAATCCTGTTCGTTTCTATTTCGTAATATTCAAATTGAGTATTGTTTGCCTCTGCCGTGGCGTTGGCCTTGGTTGTAGTGCCAAATACTTCTTTTTCAGACGGCAATGCAAAATAGTCATTTGAAGTTGTCGTTGTTGAGCTATCACCATCGGCTGTAATATTTTGATGTTCCTTAAATATACTAACTAACGTACTCGGCAATACGTTTTTGTACACAGAATTGCACCAAGTTCGCCTTGCGCAAGCATCCCACCCGCCTGTATTCATGGCGGTTGTGTTCAAATATCCATTTTCATCGAGTCCATTTTTCTGACCAACGATAAAGGCGCATTCCGTGAAACTGTTTATGGGATTTACGAGAGTCTTGCCGCCCTCGTTCATGAGCACCATAATCACATCTTGCGCTGCATGGGATTCATCTACACCAGTAGCCGCCATTGCATCAAGGTGGACGGTTCTCTCGTCTCCCACATTCCAGTAATCATGTATGTTCAAGACTCCCGCATAATGCGCTGCAAGCATTGCCGCAATTTCCGCGTCTGTACCATTAGCCCATGTCACTATTGTTGGCATGGGCGGAACTACTACGATCCCGCCGTTGCGATAGGTGGTGGCACCGCTACCATCCGCCCCTTTCATGTTATGGAAAGCGAAGTTTAATACCGGATTCGCCGCCGTTCCTGACTGAGTAACATTAACGGATGGAACGCCCACATTATTATCCACAGAACCTGTCGCCGTGATGGTCGGCGTATCACCCTTAGTACCGCGGGGAATAAATAGGTGGAATATAGGGTCTGTATTCGTGCCCGTATTCGTCACATACGGCGATGCAGTCGGTTCCAGCATGGTCACGTCTGCTATTCTGACGGTGATTGATGCGTCAATACCACTGTCTACATATTGATCTTGTTCTACGCTCCACACCCACCAATTTCCATTTTCACCGATATAAGGCGGGTTAGTGCTTGCATCTATGATTGTCTGCAAAAGCTCCTCGACAAGCTGATATTCTGAGGCGCTCATATCTGTGTCAGCCGGAAGCGCGGACTTCTGGACATCGAGGATAAATGCAAACGTTCCGGTCACATTATCGCCTTCCTGCACTACTATCTGACAGCGCACCGGACCCGCCACTATAGACATCTGATCCGTGACGTTGGCCGTGACCGTTGACCCGCTCAGTGTGGCGGAATACTCAAAGCCTTTGCCGTCAGGCTTAGTTCCCTGTATCTGTGCCGTTGCTCCGGTTGCCGGAGTATAAGGGGTCTCTCCTTTATAGAGTTTTGCTACCAGTCTACCCGCCCCGATATCATACTGATTGATGTGTACGACTACGGGAGAGGAGTCTGGTATCATATTGAGGTCAAATGTTTGTGTTATCATTATTCGTCTCCTAACTGGGTCCTACGCATATCCCATTTACAAATTTAATACCGTTTAAGTTTCCTGTGTAAGCAGTACCACTGCTCGTATCGTTTGATACATTTAACGGGCCACCAATAAATATATCAGCGTCATTTTCGCACCGCATCGAAAAGCTTTGACTTTGTAGATAAACTAAATAGTTGACCAGGATTTCTAAATTTTCCGGAACATTGAATATAGTCCAATATGTTTTTTTCCCAGTGCTTTGCCTTTGTATAACGGTTGCGGCAATTTCACATACAAGATTATCAGTTCCATCATCAACCAAAAGATCTACTCGACCTGCATTTATTCTGGTGACTATATCATAGCTGCCAGATGCGCCGCTTAATCTTTTTCTTGTCTCAAGACTTCCATTGAGCGACACATTTTTAGCGGTGATTGCTCCCGTGCTGTCCATAGAGGAATTGGTTGCATTCCAAATAATGGCCGATGCATTCGCTTGGAAAATGGTGTTATTATTTGCGTCTTGCACAATAATGGACGGGATAGCCGTATGACCGGAGCCACCTATCTTCAATGCGCCTGCGCCCATATACTCAGCATTAAGGTAGACTTTGCCATTCTGCAAGTACAAGCCTTGATTCTGTCCGTTATTTGTCAGCGCATTAAATACAGATTCCTGGTCAAGGTCGAGATCAGCGGTGTCTTCGACATATTCACCTAAGGGTATTACGGGATCATATTCGACCCACTCAAACTGACCATAAGTAGGCGTTAAATCAAACTCCCAGCCAATACTTTCATTGTTGCCGTAATCATGCGATGTCTGCGGCCATCCTATCCCCGATCCTGTCGGTGTATAAGTCCACGTTACTCCGGAAGGCCGAGGGTCTGAGTCATACTCGGTATATGGTGTCGTACCGGAGTAGCCGCCGCCTATGGTGTCTATCTGAAAGCCCCAGTCAACGTTACTCCCATCTGATTTCCAATAAATAAAGAAATCACTGACGGGAACATTTACTACTACATTAGAAATATTGTTCGTTGTGCCGTTCCATCCACCATCAAACTTGCCCGACTTATACCATTTGCCGTTTTGCTGATAATAAATTTCTACATAATCATAGTTCTTTTCCGTTGCTGATGGACTGGAAAATTTAAAGTGTACCTTCGTGTCTTTGGGTTGCCACTTGTAATATTTTCCTGTATTGGTGTTCTTGTACGTCTCACCAACATGCGCCGTTTTTTCCGCATAAGTAGTCCATGAACTCGCCGGATAATTATACGCATTCGGAAATACGGTTCCTGTATAATTAGTATCAATTACTCTTACTTTTGACTTGCTTGTTAAACAGAATTCTCCCGTATCAAGATCCCAGTAATTTTCTCCCGATGCAGATTTAAGCAGACCTGTGGTAATAAAGTCCGCCACAAGATTTCCGTCAATCGTCCATGCGTTGGTATAGGGTCCACCCACGCCGTTACGAGAAAAGCCGATGCCGTTCTCATTCATTCTCAGGACATTGTGAGCCGTTTGAACATCGTTCGTGTCCATGAAAAGCAATTCCTTCCATGAGCCGTCTGTGTTCTTTATCGCTACCACATAGCCATTTGATCCTGTAAGCCATGCGGTCGCGTTATTGATAATATCCTGCGCCTCAGAGTTTGCTTCCGCATAAACACGTTTCCCGGTGTCTGATACGGTCTGAGCCATAGATGCCTCATAGTCCGTGATCAGTCCCGCGAGGCTGGACTTAAGGGATCCGATCTGTATGGATTCATACCGCTCCGCGAGCACATCAAAGACGGTCTCGACTACTTTGGCCGTTGTATCAATACCAAGCTCCTCAAACTGTACCTTGACCGTATCGCACAGATGGAGGCTCTGCATCGGCAGGATGTTCTTGTATTCCTCCGTATCTGCCAGATTAACAAAAGACACATCGACCGATACTTTTGGCACGCCAAAGTCTGATTGATTGACATATATGGTGGCTGCAGTATTCAGCTGCGCGACACTGGGAGCTTCCTGCCACTCGCTTGATAGATCCAACGGAATAATAGATGGGGATGAAAAAGATGCATTCTGCTTTTCAACCATATCGCCGGTGATAACCGTGGTCCCGTTTACGTCAGACCAAAACGGCACGACTCCGGTGGCCGTTTCTGCTATATTTTCATCCTGGTTCACGTCTGTGATATTTTTCCCGTACCGGAGCGTGTAGTTCGTTGCGGATCCTCGCTGCCTGTGAAGCTTTACGGTTAATCCGTCCCATTCATATTCGCCGCCGAATTGGTCCAGGACAGAACCCTTTATACCTCCAAGCCTTTGACGGATGGAGGCCGGTGTCATCTGCGAATAGCTCGCTATCGTCGTGACGTCAGTCCAAAATGAAAAAGGACAACTTTTGACCGATCTGCTTTTTAGATTTGAGAGCACGGACGCGCAAGCGCTGGAGGATGCTGCTACAGAAAAAGGGGTACAGACATATTTTGAAAGGTCATAACTTATATGACGGGCTTTTACTGTGACTTTTCCCCTGATCGGTCTGGTGATCCGGTAAATCCGGAAGGGCTGCAGCGTGCTCCCCTGGGATGGAATGGCCGCGATAATTTTCCGGATAGAGATATCTGAAAAATGCTTTCCCGAGGTCGGATATGTAAGCTCAAGCTCATATTCTCCATTTCTCTGCTCTTTGACCTTACAGGATATAGCATCAGATAAGCGGCCGATCCCGTTGGTGTTCCACGTTGTTGAGTTTTCTGCGAAAAGAATAGGATTCATACAGTCCACCATCTCGGAGTGATCTCTATCTTTGTCAATCCGCTGAGTGATATGCTGATAAGTCCCGGAGGGATCTCCGGGAATTTGCCATTAGTAAGAATGATATTGCCGTTACAATTAGCATTGCCCTTATAAGCTTCCTGGGCGTCGCAATCTATATCCGTGTAGCTGTTTGCTGACGTAATCTGTACAGATGTACCGGCTATAGTAAGTGTCCCTGTGCCGTATGCTCTGATCAGAGGCTTTGAGGCGTATAATGTGCGGTTATAGATCTGGCCGCTTCCGGAGATGGTAACAATCTCCTTTCCGTTTTTCAAAAAGAAACGGGGATCACAGTCAAAGGAGAGCTCAAAGCTTCCGGCACGATTGAGCGTACTCATCTGAGGATTAAGGTCTCCTATAAACCGAGCTATTCGGAAATTATCGGGATGATATGAATCTGCCAGCTCTTCATATCCGGTACGGGATAATAAAAAAGCCTTCAGAGCCTCATAGTTTTCCCGAAAGTTATCCGTAATAAAAGCCGGATAGGTGATCTGTATATTGTCGTATTTTCCATTGTCTATATGGAGATCTCCATTCCTTCCCGGAATGGAGATATTTTCCACATTTCTTTTTGGTGAGATAAAAGTCCCGGATCCGGATATGTGCGCTCGGAAGTCTTCGCTGGACTTTCCCGCAAATGTCAGATATTCATATACTAAGCCCATGCTTCCCTCGCTTCCTGATAGCGTGATGTGATTATTTCATCTACCATATTGGCAAGTTCTTCCACATCCTGCCCTGGTGCTCCATTTATAGTGATATTAGTATCCCCGATCGTGATGGTATTCCCTGTGTCGGGCACATAGCCGACTGCAGACCTTACAGCTGACCGGATCATTCCCAAGATAGAAGTCTCTCCGACTACCCACTCATTGCCTGCCTCGCCTCCGGCCATCAACTGTCCGTTGTTCGTTCCGAATACAGTTGGAGAAGTAAGACGCATACCGCTCTGCATGGCTTTCGCGTACCAGTCAATCTTGATTCTCGGAAGTCCCCAACCATCTTCACCTTCTACCACAAAATGAGGAAGCTTGATATGAGGGAGCTGGATATCAAGCTTTCTGAAGATCCCCTCGATAGAATCGCGAAAAGTGGTAAATTTAGACGTTATAGTGCTTATCTCGGTTGTTACAATTTCTTCGGCTCCCTTAAGGGCTCGCTTCCAATCTCCTGTAAAAATACCAATAAAAAAGTCGGAGACTCCGGTAAGGTAGTGCTTAAAATTATCAAGATGGCGCGTGATTGATTTTATACCTGCCACGAAAACAGGACTTATAATCTCGCTGAATTTCTCCCAAGCAGGCTTCACTACATTTATCAGATCCATGAAGGCTTTTTTTGCCTCCTCCATGGATTTATCTACTTCCCGGGCGAATTCCTCATCATTTTTATATGCCGTAACAAAAGCACCAGCCAAAAGCGCGAGCACGCCGATAGCAATACCTACAGGAGCTGCTATCCCTGCAATTCCTGCACTGGCTGCTGTGGCGTTTGTGCCTGCTTCCAATATTGATGTTGCAGCCGGTCCGACTGTAGGCACTACTTTTCCCATTGCAGTGAGAAGTTGGCCACCGGCTGTAGTCATGTCTCCTATTCCACCGACTACCTTCCCGCCAATAGTTAAAATTGGAGCCGCTGCCGCCGCCAAAAGTGTAGCCTTGACTATCTGATTCTTTTCCTCTTCGCTTAATTTATCCCATTCCGTAACCAGCTGATCAAGGATATCCAGCCCTTTATCAAGATAGGGCATCAGTCTTTCACCTATTTCGATACCAAGATTAGATAGTCTTTCTTTTGCTTGAGATATTTGAGCTGACATAGTACTGTATTTTTTTTCAGCCTCATCAGTCAGAGCAGTATTCTTTTCCCACGCATCTGATGCCATACCGACTGCATCGGTCACAAGATCACCAGATCCTGCTAGCCTCGTCAGAGTATCGCGAAGCCTTACCTCCGTGAAGCCCATATCCTCTAACATGGCTATTGTAGTCTTTCCTTTTCCTTCTGTATCTTCCAGTCCTTTTATAAATGCCTGAAGTGCAGAAGGCGCATCTTTGCGGTACTGATCGACAAATTCCTCTGCTGTCATTCCAGAGACCTCAGCAAAGCTTTCAAGGTCGTTCCTGGCATTGAGCATATTGAGGATTTCTTTTTTGGTGTGCCCCGTCCAGTTGGCTACATTCGTTAGTGCTTTGGAGTCGTTGTTAAGCGCCATGTATAACTCGCGAAAGCTCATATTGGCAAAATTATCATGCCCCAACGCCTTTAGCTGGTTACGGAGTTCCTCAACACTCGAATACCCCGACTCTGTAGCGACCTGCATTTTAATCAATGCCTTAGAAAATGCAGAGCCGCCCATTTCCGCCTCTATCCCAACGGATGAAAGGGCCGTAGCAAAGCCCATGATCTGAGCG